TTTTGATTTGACGGGTGATGCCCTGGAAGAACTATCAACACAGTTTATCGAGTTTGCAAAGCTGAACGATACGGATGTTTCTACCTCTATAGATAACGTCTCCTCTGTCCTTAATGCATTCAATATGAGCACTGATCAGGCGGGTGGGATGCTGGATGTTCTGAATAGCGTATCTCAGCAGACGGGTTTGTCAGTTAATACACTGTCCAGTGATCTGGCCACGAATGCTGCTCAGTTAAAAGATATGGGCTTGAATGCTACTCAATCAGCACAGTTCTTAGGCAGCGTGGAAATGAGTGGACTGGATGTCAGTACTGCAATGGCAGGTATGAAGAAGGCTATGAAGAACGCATCCGATCAGGGATTGTCTTTGGATGATGCACTGAAGGGCTTCTCAACTACGATGAGCAGCAATGCTTCCGATACAGAGAAGCTGCAGTCTGCCTATGATTTGTTTGGCTCGAAGGCCGGAGCTGCTATCTATAACGCTTGTGCAACAGGTAAGCTATCATTCGATGATTTCTCTTCTTCAATGTCTGACTTCTCAGGCAATGTAGAGAATACCTTCAATGAGACACTGGATCCTCTCGATCAGGTGACAGTTGTCATGAATAACCTGAAAGATCTGGGCGCTGAAATAGTCGATTCCTCAGGCCCTATGCTTGTTGATCTGCTAACACAGGTAAAAGATACCGTGAAGGGGCTGAAGGAGTCTTGGGATGGACTGAGTCCTGGCATGCAGGAAGCCATTATTAAAGCTGTCATGATAGCCGCAGTAATAGGTCCTATCCTTATCGTAATTGGCAAGGTGATCGGTGCAGTAGGAACTGTGATAAGCACAGTAGGTTCGCTTGTTGGGTTTATTTCAGCAACTGTTATCCCTGCAATAGCTGCTTGTTCTGTTCCAATATTACCAATTATCGCAATTATCGCTGCAGTAGTAGCTGGTGTCATAGCGGTCATAGAGATTGTAAAGAACTGGGGAGCTATCTCGGAATGGTTCTCTGGAGTGTGGCAGAGTGTCTGCGATACCGTGCAGAGTTTTGCTCAGGGTCTTGGTGATTTCTTCAGTGGCTTATGGACAGATATATCCACGGGCATTTCAGATACATGGGAAGGTATTAAACAATTCTTCTCTGACACTTGGAATGATATCGGCACTACTGCATCTGATACATGGAGTGGTATTACGGATGGACTGTCCGATACTTGGAACACAATATCCACGAATGCTTCCAATACGTTCGACACTGTAAAGACAAATATAGGCAATGCAATGGATAGTGCAAAGAGCTTTGTAGGCAATGCACTGGACAACATTTCCAACTTCTTCTCAGGCGTAAAGTTAGAGCTTCCGCATATCAACTTACCGCATTTCTCCATTCAGGGTTCTTTCTCTTTAGACCCGCCATCCATTCCTCATATCAGTGTGGATTGGTATAAGAAAGCTATGGATGAAGCCTATATATTGAATGAACCTACTATATTTGGAATGTCGGGCAACCAAATGCTTGGTGGAGGAGAAGCAGGGCAGGAAGCAGTAGTAGGAACCGAGAAGCTAGCAGAGATTGTTAGAAATGCCGTAGCTTCTATCAGTGGAGGAACAACCATTATTCCGGTCTACATTGGGCAGGACAGGATAGAAGAGATAGTAGTAAAGGCAACCCAGCGCAGCAACTATCGTTCCGGAGGCAGATAGAACATCAGGATTACAAGTTTTGATGTAGAATGAATTTAGAAATTGGAGTTAGGTAGCTAATAATTGTTGTGACAGTGAAAGGAGAAAAACTATGTCAACAATTTATAAAACTAATGAATGGAAAGGCTATGGTAAACACGAATATTATTGGAACGAATACCGACACGAAGGTGATGAGGTAATAGAGTATAAATGCCATAGAATTAAAACATTTGATGGCGATGAAAATACTTGGAATACAGGAGAAGAACAAATCAATTCATGGAATGTTGATGATTCAAATATGCCGGATTGGTTGAGGCAATATTTATAATCTATAACGAGTGATTCGTGTAGTCATGAAAAAGCTACGATAAACTTCAATTGATTGTATTAATACTAAGAGCACTTGGATTAACTGCCAGGTGCTTTTATTGAGCTAGCAGGGGTGGCGATAAAGATGTTAAAAGATTATCCAATCTATTTCGATGATGTGAAGCTCTTCACTCCAGAAAGCTGGGATGAAAGCTATGAAGTCATAGAGACAACGAATCAAACAGAAGCAGGAACAGATCAGACTATCGTAGTACGGACAGATAAGCTGAGTGTCTCTGCTTCTTTCAATTGTTCTAGCAGGACACTGGCAACATTCGCTGCATATAGAGATAAGGATAGCTTTGTGTTGAAGCTATATGATCTCAAGACGCAGGCATATAAAGAGCGGACTATCCGCTTGAGGAACTTCAAAAGCTCTCCAGTCACTGGTTCTGAGAAGACCGTAAATACCAATGGCCTCTATACAGTGAGCTTTGATTTGGAGGAATTCTAATGTACGCAGTCAGTGAAGTTTATAAAACAACTATGAAGCAGCCAGTACAGCGGTATCGATTGGCTGGAACAATTGGCGATACCTTGTTTACCCAGGATAACATCCTGAAGGGATCCTTCTCGATTACCAACCAGTGCACCGGGAGTGATGAGATCACAGTGGGGCAGGTGTATATCGGTGAGCTGAATGTAACCTTCATGAACATAGGTATTGATCGCTATAGCTGGAAGGGCAAAGAGATAAGACCGGTGTTTGGTCTGCAAATATCGGATGGTACACAAGACAATGCTACCTTCGAAGATGTTCCATTGGGCGTGTACACAATCTCCTCTGCAGAATGGACGGCCAGTGGAGTGGTAGTTAAAGCCTATGATCATATGGCTCTTCTTGATACCAACTGCAACCAGGTACTCACTGAAGTGACACCCTATATGGTTCTGCAGGCAATTACTAAAGCAACAGGAGTAGAGTTTGCCAATACTGAGGATGACTTCAAGAATTATGCCAATGGTACGAGCCTTCTTTCGGAGACGACTACCAATGATGTAGAAACATGGCGTGATCTCTTGTCTTGGATAGCGCAGACATGTGCTTGCTATGCAACTGCTGATAGAGATGGAAAGATCGTACTGCGGCCATTTAACCAGACAATAGTGGATACTCTGGATAATGCACATCGATTCACGGGTGCTTCCTTCTCTGACTATGTTACCCGCTATACCGGCATCTCGATGGTGAATATGTCGGATGATACGACTTCTTACTATGGACTGGAAGTGGATGATGGATTAACGATGAATCTTGGTTCTAATCCATTCCTGCAGTATGGAACATCTGAAACCAAGGAAGCAGTGTGCAGGGCAATCCTTACAGCTGTTCAAATGATTCAGTATGTTCCATTCACTTGTACAGCGATTGGCAATCCTGCATATGATCTAGGAGATGTGCTTGTGTTCTCGGATGGTATTGCAGATGGTGCGAAGCTGTACTGTATTACGAAATATACATTCACCTATAACAGTGGATATGAAATGAGCGGAGTGGGTTCCGACCCAGCTCTGTCCTCCGCAAGAAGTAAGACAGATAAGGATTTGTCAGGTTTAGCTTCCAATACCGATGAGAATACTCTGATTCATTACCTGTTTACGAACTCCAATGTGTTAAGTGTTGGGGATGGTAAGAGAATCACAGCAGCGTCTATTCGCTTTGTTACCGCAACGAAGAACTCGGAAGTGACAATGTGGGCTGAAATCTTGTTGAAGACAGCTCTTACTTCTCACTATCCTGTCTCCAGTACAACGATTACACCTGTGACTGTTAGTGCGCCACCAACAAATGCAGAACTTCAGGAAGAGGTAGAAGCGACAGACACGGCAGTTGTGGATATTGATAAGAGAATGACTGGTGCTGAAACAGAACTATCTGCTCCTGGTCATATGACAGTTAAGGTGTATTACACACTGAATGGAGTGGAACCGGATTATCACCCAATCGAAACATATGATATTGATGGAGATCATGTTCTTGGCCTTCATTACTATATTGGCAATGTGAAAGCAAATACCGCTTATACATTCATTATTCTGCTTGAAGCAGCAGGTGGAAGTATAACGATAGAACCGAATTGCTTGAATGCGGTGATTGAAGGTATGGCACTTGCTGGTACAGCTAGCTGGGATGGAACGATAACAGTAGAAGATCAGTTCACGGAACTAGACGTATTGAATTTGATTGGGCGTATTACGGAAGAGACAAATATCGCTTTTCTCACACCAACTAGATCAACAGCGACTGATGCGGTTGGATTGGATCCTGCTTCATTAATAGAAGGATTCAGTGATACGGCGACTGTTGCTATGGTTGTGCGGTATTACATCATGTCTAAGACAGAGGGCAGTCCTTCCTATTCAGATATGTATGTAATCACCAATAGCGATAATGCTTTCGTACTGCAGACGTCGTATCAAGTGACGGGAAAAGCAGGAACTGTAGATTCTGGTTATTTGAATACACTCGATATCTATGAGAAGTATCCAGAGATTGCAACGCTTGAGACTGTAG